ACCTGGACGCCGGACGTGACCAATCTGGCCGGCGACAAGATGTTGCAGACGCAGTCCTACGCCATGACGGCGATCAAGGTGAGTGACGGCATTCTCATCTTCACCGCCAACGACGCGCATAAAATGGTCTATGTCGGCGCGCCTTACGCTTACGGAATAAACCAGATCGCCACCGGCTGCGGTCCGATATCGTTACGCGCCGTCGTCGGCATCGGCTCGTTCATCGCGTGGCCCGGCGCGCAGACGTTCTGGAGCTATCAGGGCAACGTGCAGCCGCTACCGTGCGGCGTGCAGGATTGGTTCTACAGCCTCGTCAACCGCTCGATGGCCGGGCGCGTGTTCGGCGGCCCAAATCCCGCTTTCACCGAATTGTGGTGGGACTGGCCGGATGAAGGCTCGCTCGATACCAACCGCTATCTCGCGCTGAACTTCGCCGACCCGGCGCATCCATGGACCATCGGCGTGCGCGACAGAACGGCGGCGGATCCGTCGGGAACGATGGACTATCCGGTGCTCGGTGGCCCGTTGGGATCTGGCGGTGGACTTTACTTACACGAATATGGCTGGACCGACAACGGCGTCCCGCGCGCGCCATACGGCCAGATTTACGCCGAGAGCGGCGACATCGTCGCCGGCGAGGGGGAGAAGAGGTTTCATGTGAAACAACTTGTCTTCGACGCGGACGGGCCGCCGGACACCATCGGCTATCGCTTCTTCCCGCGCGAGCAGCCGCACGATGCCGAGAGCGAATACGATACCGGCCTCTACACCGTCATCCACGGCGGGCTGATGGACATGCGTTTCTCCGGCCGCTCCGTCCGCATGCGCATGGAGGCGACCGCTGATGGCCCCTTCGCCGTGGGCCGCCCGAGGCTGGAGATGAAAGGCGGCGGGCGCAGATGACCGTTCGTCCCGTCTCCCGCCCGCCCGCGCCGTTCACCGTCCCCGCCTCCGGCGATCTCGACCAGCGGCTGGCGGCGATAGCGGCCGAACTGAACAAGAAGGCCAACGCCGGACTGGCGGGTCCCGCCTTCCGGTTCATCGGGCTGATTTCGCCCGACGGGTCCACATGGCGCGTGACCGTCAGCGATACCGGAACAATACTGACAGAACAGGTCCCCAGGATATGACACTCCCAAAACGATCCACGCCGGAGCCCTTCACCCTCACTCCGCCTCCGGCGGTGGTCCCACCCTCGCCGCCCGATCCCATTCCGACCTTCGACGCGATCAACTTCCGCGCGACCGACGGCGGCGTGTGGCGCGTCCATGTGACGCCGATGGGGACGCTCCTCCTGGATCGTATCGTTACCTGAATGCTGTCCCCGGAAGAGAAGCGGGCGCGGCTCCAGAGGGCCCTCGAATACGGCGGCGGCACGCACGCGCTCGCCGATGTCGTGGACCTCGTGAAATCCGGTAAAGCCCAGTTCTGGGAGAACGGCGACGGCGCGATCGTCACCGAGATCCACGAATACCCGCGCCTGAAAGCGGTGCACTACTGGCTTATTTCGGGCGCGCTCCAGGATTGTCTGGATCTGGACCGCGACATCGTCTCATGGGCGGTGGGCGAGCACGGCTGCACCGAGGCGACGGCGGTCGGACGGAAAGGATGGGGCCGGGTTTCCGCCTCGCTCGGTTGGCGGCCGCATATGTATACCTTCCACAAACCGCTGGTGTAACCGATGGGCAAATCCCAACCGCAGACCCAGTCCACCGATACCTCGACGCAAATCCCGCAATGGCTGGAGAGCGCCGGAGAACGCGCGGTCAGCCGCGGCGAGACGTTATCCAATCGGGAGTACGATCCTTATCAGGGCGGCCCCTACGTCGCGCCGCAGACCCAGGATACTTACGGGGCGTATCAACAGGTCCGCGACCTCCAGGGCCGAGGAGATCCGGCCTTTCAACAATCCCTTGGCGCCTACGGCGGCCTCGTGGGGCAGGCCGCGCCGATCACGGCGGGCGGCGTCAACGCCAACGCCAATCAGCTCTACGGCAACTTCAACCAGAACGTCATGCAGCCCGCGCAAGGGCTGCTTGGGTCATACCTGAACGGCGGACCGGCGACCGCCCAACAGGTCGGCATCAACGCCCAGACGCTGATGTCGCCCTACGCCCAGAACGTCATCGATCCCACGCTGGCCGCGGGGGAACAGGCCCGCGAGATCGCGCGCCAGAAAATCGCGGGCAACGCCGCCAATGTCGGCGCGTTCGGTGGCTCCAGGCAGGGTGTCGCCGAGGGTGTGTCGGACGCGCAAACATTGCTCGGGACGCAGCAACAAATCGGCCAGATGCTGCAACAAGGCTGGGGTCAGGCGCTCAACTCCGGCACCCAGCTCGGCCTCCAGGCGGGCCAGCAGGGCTACGGCGCGGCCACGGGCCTCGCGAACATGGGCGCCACGGGCTACGCCAACGCCGCCCAGGCGGGGCAGGGTCTCGCCAACACCAACCTCCAGGCCGGCCTCACCGCCGCCGGCCAGTTACCCACTGTCGCGGGCGCGTGGCAAGGCTACGGCCAGAAAGACGCCTCCCTGCTGCAATCGATCGGCGCGGCCGATCAAAACTGGGCCCAGCAGAATATCAACGCGGCGATGGGCGAGGATTATCAGCGACAGAACTGGGACGTGCAGAACCTGGACCTGTTGCTGGGCACGCTCGGCGGCGTGCCGTATTCCACGACGGGAGCGGGTTCCTCGACGCGGACCCTCAACAAGAACGTCGCCGCCGGTGTGCTCGGTGGGGCCGCGTCGGGCGCCGCCGCGGGGTCCGTCGTTCCAGGATGGGGGACCGCCGTGGGCGCCGTGGCGGGCGGCATTCTTGGAGGACTTGGTTAATGGCTGAAGGCTATATCGCCGGGGGCTCCTGGGGCGGCCCGGTGGAGTTCACTCCAACCGGGTTCGCGTCGAGCGGCGTCGTGGACAGCGGTAGCTGGACACAGCCACAAGGCTGGTGGGAACGAAACTTTGGTGATGTCTCCAGCAAGGATCTGGTTTCCGCTCTCAACGCCGCCGGCAAGACGGCCAGCGCGCAGACCGACAAAGACCCCGGCTTCCTCTCGCCGCAGTCCGCGGCTCCCGGCCAACCCATGCGCCGCGTGTCCATCGACCAACTGGCGCAGATGCTCAACAAGCAACGAGACACGCTCTACGCGTCCGCCATGACACCGGGCGGGAAGGCGGAACCTTACGCTCCGCCACGGACAATTGGGCTCCTCGGTTTCTAGGAAACAGCCATGGCCGACGAAACCGCACCTACCCCGGCGATCCCCGACGACCAGCTGAACCAGATCATCAGGCAACTGCTATCCGGTCAAACGGCGCAACCCGCCGTGGACCCCAACGCCGGACGTTCGTCGCGCGAGGGTCGTAGTGTCGGGTCACTACTTGGTGAAGCCGTCGGCGGCGGCGCGCGATACGGATCCACCTCGGATCGAGAGCAGGGCGGTTACGCGGCCCTCGGCGCCCTGGGCGCCAGAATGCTTCAGGCGTCCGACTGGAGCACGATGCCGCATACTTTCGGCAGCATCCTGGGCCAGGGGCTGGAGGCGGCGCGCGGCAGCCTGGGGCAGACGCAAGCAGTGAGCGCGGCCCGTCAGGCGGCGGCGCAGGACTACGCGCATCAGGCCAACGCGGATCAAATCGCGCGGCTGAAAGAGGCGCTGCCGTATCTGCAAATGCAGCGTGACAACGCCGCCATGGCGCGGATGCGCGAGGGGCTGAAAGGTAACAATACCAGCATCGGAACGGGCGGGAGTATCGGAACCGCCGGGGATTACACCGTCCCGTCAGATCTCTTGCCCATCTACAAAGCGGAAGCGGAGCGCACGGGTGTTCCGGTCGAATTACTGATCGCCCAGCACAAGCAGGAGAGCAACCTGAACCCCGGCGCGACAGGCGGCGCGGGCGAGGTTGGCCTCGGCCAGATCCTGCCCTCGACGGCGAAGTCTCCCGGTTTTGGCATGGCGGGTGTTGATCCCGGAGCACTGCGCACACCAGCCGCGAACATCCGTTTCTCCGCCGATTATCTCGCCGCGCGCGCGAAAGCGGCGGGCGCCGACTTCAAAACACCGGAAGGGACCGTCAAGGCGCTCAGAGCCTACAATGGCGGCGGTGATCCCAACTACGCCCAGAATGTCCTGCGCTATGTCCCCGGCGCCCAGAAGGCACTCGCGGGTGGCGCGCCGCCCCCCGCGCCAGGGCCGGCGACAACACCCCCCGCCGGACGCGCCACGCTACCGCCACCCGAGGCGCCCCTGGCTGGCACCGCCCAGACAGCGGGACCGGGAGGTCCAACAGGGACAGTCGTCCCGCCTTCGCCCGCCGGTAGCGAGGCGCACGTTCAGGACATCATCTCCGGCATGGTTGGCGCGGGAGCCAATCCCACGACACTGGCACCCGGGCCGGGATCGTCCCCGGCGGCGCAACCCGGTGCCGTCGTCACCGCGCAGGCGGGCGGACAACCGCCCACGCCTGAGTTTCAGATGCGCCCCCTCACGCCAACGGAGCAGGCGGCCACCAGCTACTCCCTCGACCCCCAGGTGGAGCGGGCTCTACAGCTGAGGATCAATGGCGCCACCAACCCAAAGGACCTGAGCGAAGCGATCGACGCTCGCAAGACCGCGCTCATCGAACAGCGCAAGACAGCGGACGCCGCGCGCCTCAAGATCGAGGAGACGACGCGTAAGGACTGGCGGGACGAGCGAAGTAAGGTCGATGACGAGGCGCGGAAGCAAGCCAACGCGAAAGAACTGGAGTTGATCAAGAGTGGCCTGACAGTCGATCAGCAAGGCGCCCTGGTCGCCCTGGAGGGCTGGAAAGAGCAAATGAAGAAAAGCGCGGAATCAGCTTCCGCCATGTTACCGGTTTCCGAACAATTACGGCAGCTTCCTTCCCTCATGCGGGATTTACCCCCCGGAGGGGCGCTCTCCACGATCCTTGGCGAGTTCCCGCAATTTACTTCCCTACTGGAGCAGGCGGGCGTCATCAAACCCGGGACCACCGACGCGGTCACCGTGTTTACCGGCCTGACCAATCACCTATCGACCCAACTCCGCGTATCAGGCGCGGGGGGGATGTCCGATAAGGATCTCAACTCGTTCAAGACGGTGATGCCCAGGCTGTTGCAGTCATCGGACGGGCGCGCGAAAGCGGTGGCGTTTTTACAGAACATCGCGGACCGCATCGTGGAAGGGAATAGTTTCACGCAAGACTATTTCAGCCGGATCGACCCCCGAACAGGCAAGCCCGCGCATAATCTCACCGGTCTGCCCGCCGCCATCAACGCGCCGAGGAGCAAGGGCGGGCTTGGTCCCGTCATGCCCGCCGCCCCTCGTTTCTCACAAGATGAACGAGGCGCCGCCGAGGCGGAGGCGTGGCTACAGGAAAACACTCGGAGCGGTCGCCCCTTCACTGCCTGGGTGCCTAATGAAAAAGGCGTGCTCACACAGCAAATCCTGGTGCGCGAGTAATGGACATCCAACCCACCCGCACTCCGACGGACGTTTTCCGGGAAGCGGCGCCCTCCGGCGGCGTGGAGTTCCCACGCGACGAGGACACCCAGGCACGGGCACTGACCGCTCCCGTTTCCGCTCCCGAGCCAACGCCTTCCGCCAGCCCCCTGACCACGCCCTACCAAAACGGTGTGCCCGTGATGACCAGCGCCAGCGGCCCAGTCGCCGGATCGATGGGAACCCCCATCCGGGAAGGCCCCTACCCTGGGTTTGGCACGCAGGCCGCCGGCAGCATGGCATCGGATCCGGAGCAGCGGCGCCGCATTCTGGCCCGCCAGCTCTTTCCGAACATGCCGCAACTCAAGGCTGAAGAGCGGGTCTTTTACGGATCGCCTGGGCGCCTCGCGGCCGTGGGCGAAGACGGGAAAGCTTATTTCATCGACCCGCTCCGCAAAGAATACGCACCCGACCCGCTCAATCCCTCGACCTACCTCCCCGACAACCCGTTGCCGCGTCTTGGCACGTACGCCGGTCCCGCGCTGCCGACTGGTGGCGCGATCATCGGGGGGATGGCCGCTGGTCCCACGTCCCTCGTCGCAGGTCCCGTGGCCGCCGGGGCGGGTGCGGGCGTGGGAGACGCCATACGTCAAACCATTGCCCAGCAACTCGATCCCGGCGTTCCCACCAAAGCGGGACCGCGCGTGCCCGACTACAACGTGGGACAAACCACCCGCGAGGCGCTGGGCGCGGCACTGGGGCAATTGCTCGGCGCCGGGTTCACGCGCGGCCTACGCGTCAACCCAATGGGGACCAGCGATTACGATCTCCGGACGCTGCGCGACCCGGTCATCCAGCAGCGCATCGCGGACAGATACGCGCGGGCGGGTCAACAGGGCGTAACCCTCACGCCCGGGCAGGCGAGCGGACTGCCGTCGCTGCTGAACCTCGAGGATGTCTACGCGTCCGGCAACGCGGGGCCGCAGGGCGCCGACGTCGCGGCCCGGTTTTACGAACGGCAGCGTCCCGAGGTAATTGGTGCATTTGACAGGGCGGCGGGCGGCGTGTCCCCGGCGGCGGACAAGACCGACGCGGCGCTACAGTTCCAGCAAGGGGCCGTGGACGCGCAGCGTGTGATCAGGGATCAGGGCAACACCGCCGCGCGGCCATTCTATCAGGCGGCGGAGCGTGGCGGCCAGGTCATGTCGCCTGATCTGGCGATGCTCGAAAGGGCGCCCGCGTTACAGGACGCTTTGCGACAGGCGCGGATCGAATACGCCAACCGGAACCGCGCCCCGGCGCCCGATACGCCAGACTTCGAATTGTGGGACCTGGCCAAGCGGCGACTGGACGACATGCATACCGAGGCGCGGCGGGCGGGACAGAACACGACGGCGGATACCATCGACAATCTACGGCGTGATCTTCGTACGCAACTGGACACGGCCTACCCAACATATCCACAGGCGCGGGAGGCCACCGCGCCATTCCAACGGCAGGCGGCGCGACTGGACGCGGCTGTGGGCACAACCGCCGACACCGGGACGGAACGCGCGCGGTCGATCGTCGCCCCGATATTCGAGACCAACAATCCGCGCGCCATCGCTCAAAGCCGCGCTTCGTTCATCCAGGCGGGGCGTGGCGCCGAGTGGGACGCCGGCGTCCGCGCCTACGTGCAAGACGTGTTCGACAAGACGGTAAGATCTCAGGAGGGGCTAAATCCGCAGATGCTGCGACGCCAGCTATGGGCTGACCCCAACGCCCGCGACAGCATGCGCGCGGCCATGGACCCCGTCGCGTTCGAGGGCTTCGAAAGAATGATGGGCACGCTCGAGGACGTGGCACGCTCACGTGGAATGAACAGCCTGACCTCGACACGACAGGCGGCGGCTCAGGATCTGAAGACGGCGTCTCGGGACACGCCCGGCATAAAACTGCTCGGCGCGTTGAGATATCTCAGCCTGGAAGCCCCCAGCAAAGCAAGTGAGAGCATCCAGAACTGGATGGCCAAACGCAACGTGGACCGGATCGGCGAGTATCTTTTCTCGGAGAACGGCCAGGAATACCTGCGACAGATGGCGAGGATGCCACCCGGTGCTCGATCGATTACCGCGACAGCCCGGTTCCTG